TCTCAAATAAAAGACCATGTATCTGACAACCAATCTCCGGATGAAAGGGACGCTCGTAATGTCTCGTAGATACTAAATTTCTAAGAGATTGCTTGACCGCTTCTTCATCGTTCTTTTTTAATACGTCCCCGGTGACCGGATGAATAGAAAAAAGAAGATTAAGATCTGAATATTGTCTGGTATTTCGTGTAGCCATGTTTATATTTATATTAGCCAGCGAACACGTCTGAGCTTCCCTCTCGGATACTATCGTTTCTGGTGTCTCTATCGCCTATTCTACAAACCCCCCTACCATTAGCAAAGACCGTAGAGCTTCCTCCTACCATTGTATCATTTCTTGTATCTCTATCTCCAATACGAACTACACCAAGCCCGTTTGCAAAAACGGTAGAACTACCATTATTCTTAGTGTCATTTCTGGTGTCTTTATCACCAATTCTTGCAACCCCGGCCATTATGCTAACTGTGTTAGACCCTGGGAATGAGTCTTATGATTGAAGAATGTTAATACCTGACTTCTGTTCTTAACAGAATAGGAGACATGAATCCAAGGGTTTTTTGCATAGCTACAGTACTCTAATATCATTTGATCGTATTTAAGAACTTTTGCAAGCTTGGTGGCTATTTCAAAATATTCTTTCTTTGTAATACCTTTGAATTGAATATCGACGCCTTGGCCAAGAGGATGCTGGGAGGTCTTAGCATTAGAGGCATTTCCTGGATCTCTAAATGCCGAGGTTACAAACATATTTGGGTATATCTTCTTTACTGGTTCAAGTACGTTGAGTGCTATAGCCTGTAGATTAAAAACTATCTCACCGTAAGTAGCTTTTTCATGACCTCGGATAGGATCTCGGGTAACTGCTGCCTTACTTGATAACATCTCAACTGTAAAATTAGGCGATAGATTATAATTGCCTGGTAGTTGAGTTACTGTTTTTAACTTAACATCTGGTTCTACAAAGTTTTGCTGTTCAGATTGAACTGTTGCACTATCTACAGCAGTCGGTGGTTCTGATAGATCAGCAGCATTAGCAAACCCTTCACTTATAATTAAATTCTTTTGACTATTAGAATCTTCAAGAGATTGAGTTTCTTCTTCTAATGCAATAGAACGACTATCAGCTAAAGAAAGAACCAGAGGATCATTTTTATCATTATCAGAAATATCTTTTCTTCCAGCTATAACCCCAATATTAGATGACCCGGCAATAACGCTTTCTTGAGATTCAGAAGCAGCGCCTGCATTACCTGATTGTAAGTGGGTTTGACTACCGTCGAGATTAACGTTATTACTAGCTAACAAATTAATTGCTGCACCAGAATCAATATTAGTATTATCTCCAGCTTTAAAATTAATGGCTCCGGCTGCTTGGGTATAAACAGTATCGGAAACAAAGTCATAGAGATTTGTTGCTTGAACTTTAATGTCAGCATTACTACGCATATGCATATTTTCTTTTGAGTGCATATTAAAGGTAGTTGCTTTTTGGTTCATAGTATAATATGCTTCAATATTAACATTACCGCTTGCGATATTAAACTCCTCTACCGCTGAAAGATTAAATGTTCCCCCGGCTTGCGCAGTAATATCATTGTGACAGGTAATATTAGTATCACCTTCTACTTCGATGTTCGCGTCATTGCCAACAAAGATATTACAAGCACCGTTAACAGAAATGTCTGCACGGCCTGCGATAGATATTTTTCCGTTACGGTCAATAATTTCATACGAAGATCCTTTTGTTCTTTTAACCATTGAGCCATTGGCATCAATTTCAATGTACGTCCCTGATCTGTGATAAATGTGAAGACGTTCTGAGCCCGGGGTATCATCTACTTCAATAATATGACCGGATTCAGTTTGTGTTACTTTATTGTAGGGATAAGCGCCACGGAAAGCAGATTCGGGCTCATCCCAGGCCTCACCCCCGGGTAACTTAGCACCCTTCATTCTGTTACTATTTTTTTCTTGAACTATGGTACCTCTACTATCACCCTGTGCAAGTTTATTTGTTTCAGAAATACCTGCATACTCTTTTGTAGGGTAGTTTGCATTAGGGTCGGTAAACCCTTTATCTAATACTTCTAACTTTTCTTTATTTTCAGTTGAATTAATATCGAAACGTTTAGCTTCTTCTAAGGCGGATGTAGCTGCACTAGAAACAAAAAGTTCATCCGTCTTTAATAGAGCTTCTTCAGGGGGTAAAGTACTGTAGAGTGTCTCAATATTATTAGTAGTTGTTTTAGGCTTTTGACCTCTACCAAATATAGAATCTGCAAACCCGCTGACTGCAGTAGTAATGGTCTTACCGACAGCTGGGGTTATACCCTGTACCAGACTGGCTGCTAAAGCATCAAAATTAATAATACCTAACTTGTCAGTTGGTAGGGATAATCTTAACTGAGACTGTAGTTTAGTTACAATCTTATCTGTTGTTTGTGCAAGTAATTGCTGTTGAATAATACCATCTATATTATTACTGATAGTGATAGGGCTGTTATTACTATTAGTAATGTCAACAGGATTAATAGGCCCAATAATATTCTTAGGTATATCAGTTAACTGTTTATTAGATGCCTGGGTGACTTGCTTAACAATATCGACAGCCCCAACTTCTGCAACCCTTGAGATTACCGCTCTCAAAATTGGATTAGGAATATTAAGGTTGAGTGCAATTATCTTATTAAAGATATTGTTCTCAAGTACCCCTTGAATTTGTTTTGTAATTAACGGATCCATTATTTAATTAAATTTAGTAATGCTTGTTTTTCGGATTGATAACGAGATTTAACCCCGGCCTGGATAGACGCTGAACTTGACTTAAACAAGGTAGCAACGTTATTAATTTTCCATTCACTCACTAAGGTTACAATATCTTTATCTGTTAATGTACTCTTATCTCTTAACGCTTCTGTAAATGCTCTTGTATTTGCAGGACCAAATTGTACTGCTCCTGACCAGATTAAGTCTTGTACAGCTGGTCCGTACTTGGTCATATCTAGACCCTGACGCTGTAAGTTAGCTAATGCAACATCGTAGTATTTTTTCTGAATATAATCGTGTTGTTCTTTTTTAAAGTCTGCAGCATTTGTAGTTGCAATCTCTTTCCATTTAGCATCAAATGCGGCAGTAGCAGGTTCTAACCCTGCGAATTTATCTTTAAACTTAGAGTTGTTTAAAAACTGTATAACAGGAGAGTTTTTAGCTGATGGTCTTGCTTTACCTGTTGACATAACTGCTGGTAAGAAAGATGCAAGTTGATATGTACCGTAAGATGCACCACCTAGATCGCCTCCTGCTCCTCCATTGTACGCATTAATCGTACCTGGACCCTTGCCTCCGGATTCATATTTTTCAGATGTTTGACCAAGCTCCCAACCTTCAACAGTTGGTGTACCGACCTTAACTGGCTCACCTTGACCGTCAACAACAACATTACCTGAACCATCTTTAAGTACCCCGTCACTTGGATTAGATACTTGAGGTTTTTCTTCTTGTACCTTAAATGCTTTCTTAGCTGCCTTGGTAGCAATAGTACCAAAGATGGCTGGCTGTTGCATGTCCTCACCATCAAGAAAGAATCCAATAACCCATGTACCTTCAACAGGACCTAGAGGCGAAGAACCAATACCTGAAATTGCTGCTGATGTAATTGGTTGTATAGGTGTTGCCCATGGCAGATCTTTTGTAGGTAATATTTCCTTACTATCGGTATGATACCCGTAAATACGTACCCTACATCTTCCCATTTTTTCAGGATCCATGCGATCTTCTACCACCCCAATCCACCAATTAAATCCATCTCTGTTAAAAATTCTTTGCATAATTAAGCTCTCTTAATACTTTCCTGATCTACCAATAAAGAATCTTTTATTACTTCCATAACCATTTCGTGGGACAGTCTGTTTATTTTATGATGAATAGCAGTTATAAGATAAAAACCTGAGTACAATTTGTCTTGACCGGTAGAGCCAGTATCACTTGCATCTTTAGGACCTAAGGAAGGGTAATCAAAATAAATCATCCTTCCAACCTCTGCATCGGTTCTTCCCGGTACTGTCATATGCATTTTAATATTTGTTAACTCTAAAAGACTAGATAGCCGATTACCATGTATTTCACCCATTTTTTCACTTATGTTATCTGCATAGTCATTAAATAATTTAGGATTTTTAGGATAGAAACTTATATTGGTTGCAAAGTTTCTAAAGGTATCTTTACTAAAGACAGGTTTTGCATCAGATCCTTTACCTGAAGAATGAAATTGTTTTTCATAATTTGCAACATGATCATAATCTATTAATTGATATTCTTTATTAAAAACATCTAGATATACTAACCTATTTCCAAGATACCCATTGGTATAGTTCTTTATATAGTCAGCTGTCTCTATCATTTCAACATCTTTAGCTAAAAACATTTCTCGGTTGACATCCCGTGAACTACTATCTTTTCTAATATTAGAAGCTGATACAAGGTATCGGCCTAGATAATTTTTATTTTCATGAGCGTCTTTAAACAATCCTTCTAGAGTACAGAAGTAAAAGTTTTTATTAGACTCGAAAAAAATAAAATTTTTAGCTGTACCATCTTTTGGTATAGCTTTGGTAGCTAACCAGTTAATACATTTAAATGGGGACCAGCCAGGAGATACAAATTTAACTTTATTGGAAGTATCATTTATAACAATAAGATCGGTACTTTTTGGATCTTCCTTTATTTCATTATTTGAATCGCTGACATTAAAATTACGTGATGTAGCAATAAAGTTGGTAAATATTTTACCAGCTACATCTGTAATATTACCTTCAAAAGGTGAAAACAGAGGTAAGTTCATATCGTAAAAGAACTCTATTGAAATAAAATGTAATACAAAATTCTGAGTATTAGTATCTCTTACAATAGTTCTATCTGATAATTTAAATACTCTAAAGGTCTTTTGAATAATTTGATTATCTGGGAAAGAAGGGGTTCTTAACTTTATATTTAAAAACTCTTCTCCATGAATATTAAATCTATCAATAATATTTCTACTATCAGTTAAAAAGATACTACCATGCAGGTAGTTCTTAAATATATCTTCAAATATATTAATTTCTATAACAAACTCAGTTAGATCAATAACCTCATTACTGGTATTGATGAGTTTAAGCTGCTCTATTCGTACTTCACCTGCCTTTTGCAGTCCTTGCTCACCAATCATTATTCACTCAATTTCTTTTTAAAATCACTTACTATTGCATCTATATATGAAGCTTTAAGAATTTTAATTCTACGCTTAGACTCATTAACCTCATCTTCATATACTAAATTAGTAACTGGGGTACCAGTAAGGGTAGTAGTGCTAGAGATATTACCTATTACAGAAGTATTAGAAGCAAGTACAATTTGGTCACCAGTGATAAAACCACCAGTGGTTACAGTTACAAATACGTTTGAATTGCTTATCTTAGATGTAATAACCCCTGAACCAATATTAGTATTATTTGTGATGGGATCGTTAAGTGCAAAATTACCGAAAGAGTTATTAGAGGTAAGTATTACATTACCGTTAATGTAATTAAGATTAGCATCTTCATAGTGATGTATACCATTGACATTAGCATATTTACCTGCAACATATCTGTTGAGATTATTAGTATCTAATGGCCAATCAAATCTAGGATCAATAATTTCGTTGTAATGCAATACTATCCAATGCAGTTCGGGATTATTATAAAAC